GCCCGGTGTTTATACCATCGTGGCAGAGAGCAACGGAACCGGCGCTTCCAAGTGGGGCAAACTGAAAAGCGGTGCCGGGTGGATTTCCCTTGACTACGCAAAACCCCTGTGATACCGTGTTATTAGTGTGTTACTATCGCCCCCGATTTACCCCACTTTCAACGGGCTGAAATGTTCAGTATTTGGGCACTTCGGAGCGTTGCAGAGCATACTAATTCATGGTGCAATAAAAACAGATGAAGCGGGAACCCTTGATTTTTCAGGGGTTCCCGCCTTTTTTGTTACTACCGTGTTAATAGTTCAGTGTTCAGCGGCCCAAAATGTTCACCGCCCTGAACCCTATTTGATAAGTTCCACTGTGGCCTTCAGTTCATCCAAAGTCTTGTGATTATAGACCCGGTTTCCCGTGTCCTTGGACACATGACCCATGAGAAGATCAATACACTTCCGGTTTGCCCCGGCGCTATCCAATTTGGTTTCAAAGGTGTGGCGGCATTCGTGCGGGGTATGATTCAGCTTCAGGGCCTTCATAATATCCGCCCAAAATATCCGGTATTGGGTTTGATTGCAAATCTTCCCATTGTAGCTGATCAGCCGGGGGCCACCTTCGGCAAGCCGCCGTTCAATCAAGGGCCTGATCTTTGGATGGATGGGAACAATGCGGTTCTTACCGGCCTTCGTTTTGGTGCCGCCCTTCATCGTGCCTTCCTTCAAGTCTATATCTTCAGGTTTCAGGTTCAAAAATTCAGAGATACGCCACCCGGAATATAGCAAGATCAAAACAGTATCAACCCAAGGATCAGACTGATGTTCCCACACCGTTTTGATTTCATCGTTGGTGAACGGAAGGCGGCTGGTGGGCGGTATTGGATCAGAAGTCAGAAGTTCGGAGAAGCACCGGTTTATTATATCCATTTCAAGGGCGAACCGGTCAAGGTGGCCCCACAGGTTCTTGATGGCCGCTTGGGTGCTATACCCTTTCCCACAACCATCAATGGTTTCTTGCATTTGGTAGGATCGCAGTTGCTTGTAAGGTTTGTTCACATACGCTGAACAATGCTTGAACGCTGAACAGAGGGAAGAACGATTGGATTCACCCAGTTTCGGGGCCTTCTTTTCTTTCCAGAGGTCAAAAAGCTGTTGAAGGGTGATCTTGGCCCGGTCAACATCCCAAGGATCACGGTTGTATTCGGCAAGCATGATGTTCCCGGCTTCACGGGTTTCAGCATAGCCGATAATGTCATAGATGGGGTGGCCTTTGTCATTCCAGCCTATGGTTTTCTTCACAATGTATGGGCGGCGGCGTTGGCCTGATAGCTTTGCAACCGTTCCATACCCGTTTGGATTTCGCATTATATCACCTGAACTTTCAAAATTGGGTATGGCAAAGCTAAACCCCATGTGATATAATGTTCAAAGGCGTTTGAAACATTAACTTCAAAAGGGTTTGTTTCGCCTGACCGCTTCCGGTGTGCAAGACCGGGGGCGGTCATTTTTTTTTGCATTTGTTCCATATCCGTTCCGCTTAAAATCCTTGCGGGATGTGGCTTTGAGAGAATGGAACACTTGGAACAGATATTATATTACTTCAAAGAGTAGATAAAAAAATATAAAAGAAAAAGAGTATATAGAGAACCGGCGCTTTATCTGTTCCACCTGTTCCAAAGCCTTGATTTTCCTGTGTTTTCAGGGATTGGACGGCGGAACGGATGTGGACAGATCAACCTTCGTCAAATACAGAGCCATAGGAAATCTTGGTCATGGTGATTTCGCTATCATTATATTCCAACCACAAATCATTCACACCGCAATAGAAAGCCCGATAATACGAACCGGTATCATTGATATTGGTGTTGGAATATTTCTTCAAATTAAACATTGGAAGAAAATCATCCTTGCTGGAATAGGAAAATTTATCGTACAAAGTAACCCGCTGAAGGTTGTCATTGTTGAAGCTATATTCATTATTCCCATAGTACAAAGTACGAATGGGAAAGGTTTTTCCGCTGGCCGTGGTATAGTTCCAATCTTCGGTTCTATCAGGTTCACCCAACTGTTCAATAAGTTCGGTTTCACTAATGTTTTTCTTGTCCTTCACTTCATATTGAAGTGCGTCAAAGACTACCGGAACAGTTTCCTTATTTGTGCTTCCGGGATTGTTTGTCATTTGACTGACCCCAACCCCAATGCCAACGGCAAGAGCGACTACAACAATCAAGACGGGGATTAGGCAACCCTTCTTTTTCATAACAACCATTCCTTTCATTTATCTTACATCACTTTGGAAGGCCACGGCCTTACCAAGAATGATGATATGATCCAACTGTTCCCCGGTATAAACTAAATCTTCATAGTTGGAGTTTTCGGCCTTCAGGATCAATAGATTTTTTTCGGGATAGTAATTCACCCGCTTCAGGGTTGCTTCATCATCAATGATAACAGCGGCAATTTCGCCATTGTTCACCATTTCCTGTTTTCTGATGAACACAATATCCCCGTCATAGATTCTGACCCCGATCATGGAATCGCCCTTGGCCTTCAAGCAGAAATCAGCATGAATGTTTGTACCAGCTTCCACATACAGTTCCTTTTCTTCGTTTGCCATGATGGGTTTACCGCAAGCAATGTCACCGAGTAGGGGGAAACGCTTTGTAGAAATTGGGATGATGTTATCAAACTTCATTTGTGGCTGTGAAGGTTCAACTACCACAGATTTATTGATACTTTTCAACCAATCATTCCGGTTCGGAATGTCTGATCTTCCCATGAGGTAATCCAAATCAACATTGAAATAGTCAGCAATGGTTTCCATAGATTCAAGGCCCGGTTCCCGTTCGCCCCGTTCATACATATTTACACTACTTTTAGAAAAACCAAGCTGATCCGCCAAGTTCTGTTGAGATAGGCGGCATTCGGTTCGTAATTGCTTGAACCGATCAGAAAACTTCGGCATAAGTACACCCCTTTCAGAAGTCTTTCTATAATTTATTATACACATTATGTGCACAAAGTCAATCCGTCGATGTGCACAATTAGTAACACATTTCTTTGTGCACAATTTGTGTTCAGTTGTGCTTGACTTTGAGCACATATTGTGTATAATGATAATCAGACGAGCACAGAAGGTGCACGGCGAAAGGGGAACACAATATGAAGAAGTTCAGCGCAATAGTCAAGGACGGAACCAAAACCGTTTTCATCACCAATCAGGAATACCGGACAAAGGCCGACTTCATTCATGATCTTCGATGCAACGGGTACAAGGTCAATCCGATGAAGGTCAAGACTTCCCGGACTTTCGATTACATCATCAATCACACCAACTGTAACCCGTGGGATTGGAAGCTTACTGATAAAGAAGTTGATGATATTACGGATTATCACCCCGGAAGGAGTATGTGAGATATGGAAGTTTGGAAAGAAAACAAACAGACGGGCCTTTCTTGTGGGATCAATGACTTTGGTGAATTGTTCCTTGGCAATAAAGGAAGCGGATACAATTTACCCGACACCCCCGAAAATCGCAAATATATTTTGAATGATTTTGACTATTGGAATCAATAAGCCGAAACGGGCCTGATGGCCCGTCCACCGGAACCGCCCCACCGGTGCTGATGATGGCAGGGCAACAGCGACAACATGAGCGCCCCCGGTTTATGGGTTCGGGTATTGGGTATCAATCCCCATGTAAAAGATATGACCGCCCGGAAGTTGCTTGTTGGGGCTTTGGCTGTTCTAATTCTGAAGAAAGGATGTGCAAATATGAGTGTTGGCAAGAAACTTCGGGAACTGCGTGGAAGCAGAACCCAAGACGAAATTTCCAAGGAACTTGGGATCACCAAATCTTCTTATGCCATGTATGAGCGAGATGAACGGGTTCCCCGTGATGAAGTGAAGGTTCGCATTTCCAACTTCTTTGGTGTTTCGGTGCAGGAACTTTTTTTTAACTAAATCGAGCGCATATAGTGTTCAGTAGGAGTAAGAACCATGAATGAAGTCAGTTTGAAACCGGTCATTGATGAACTTGAAACCTTGTTTTCAAAGTTCAACAAAGCCTTCTTTGAAGGGAAGCTGGAAAAGCCTGTGATCACCGTTTCCCCGGATCATACCCGTGGAGCCTATGGGTGGTGTACCGCTTGGAAGGCGTGGCAAGACGGCACCAAGGAAGGCGGCTATTACGAAATCAACCTGTGCGCCGAATACCTGAACCGCCCCTTTGAAGAAACCTGTGGAACCTTGCTTCACGAAATGGTTCACCTTCAGAACCTTCAGGACAATGTTCAGGACACTTCCCGTTCTGGTTCCTACCACAACCGGAAGTTCAAAGAAACCGCTGAAGCCCACGGCCTGACCGTGGAGAAAGGCGAAAAGTACGGATGGCACAAAACCGCCCTGAACCCGCAAGCTGAAGCCTTCGTGAAATCCCTTGGCAAATCCGGGTTCTGTCTGGTTCGACCCCGTACCAATCCGCTGAAGGGTTCCCGGAAGGGGGGGGGATCAAGTTCCCGCAAGTATGTTTGCCCCTGTTGCGGAACCATCATCCGGGCAACCAAGGAAGTTCATGTTCTCTGTGGAGAATGTGAAGTGGCCTTTGAAGAACAAGAGTGATAACCCAATAAAGCTGTTTGAAAGGAGTATGCACAATGACCACTTTTGCAGAGCGTTTGAAGAACGCTATGGAACAGGCCAACATGAGCCAATCCGCCCTGTCTGAACAGGCCGGGGCTTCCAAGGCCGCTATCAGCCAATACCTTTCCGGGAAGAACACCCCCGGCCCTGACCGTATCAAGGCCCTTGCCGATGCAACCGGAGTTTCCTTTGATTACCTGATGGGTTATGGAGCCGCCCCGGTTGCGGAACCGCCCATCAAGAAGATCAGCGTGAAGGAAGCCGCCCGGTGCATGGGAAAATCTGATCAGTTCGTCAGAATCGGCCTTCAGCGTGGCCTTCTTCCCTTCGGGAACGCCGTTCCCGGAACCGGCGCTTGCTGGAATTACTACATCAACCCCACCAAGTTCCGTGATTATGTGGGCGCTGATCAGTTCAATTCCTTCTTCGGCCTTACGGCCTGAAAGGGGAACAACGATGGACAACACCCGTGATGAACTGTTGGATTTGATCAGGAACGCCACCAACATTGATATGATTTGCTTCTTCGCCATTATCTATGTGGTTGCGCCTGATTCCCCCCCCCTACACACCTAACGCCACCCGTGGCGAACTGAAGAAGGCAATTAAGCAGTTGCGGAGCGCCCAGCACAACCCGGATTGCCCCGCTGAAATGTCTGAAGGCTTTGAAACGGCGATTCAGTATATCCGCCGTGAATGGCTTCACCGATGAAAGGATGGTTTATATGCTTCAGATCGGTATGATCGTTAAAATCTTGCCCGATGCGGAATACAGCGGCAAGTTCACCGGCTACATCGGCAAGGTGAAGAATTACTTTTCGCAGAACAAGAAGGTTGGCGTGGAGCTTTTTCAGCAGACGAATGACGCAAGTTCCAAGGGCCTGTTTTGGTTCTCTGAATCCAAGGTGGTTGCGGCGGGTACTCTGCCGGATGCCATGATGGAATATATCAAGGCTGATCTTAACGCCACCTTCGGCGTTGCAAATCACACCCGCCGTTCCCGTCAGATCGGCCTTCCGCAGATCAAGAAGGTCATTTATAGCGGCCCCAAGACAATCATTCTGTGGGCCGACAACACCAAAACCATTGTTTCCTGTGGGGAAGCGGATTCCTATGACTACTATTCCGGTTTCTGTGCCGCTGTGGTCAAGAAACTGTTCGGTTCCACCACCCACGCCAAAAAGGTTTTGGGTGATTCCATTCAGATCAATGATTAACCTGTTTCAGCACCAACAACAGGCCCTTGATGAAACCGAGGGAAAAAACCGGGTGGCCTATTACCTTGATATGGGCCTTGGGAAAACCTTTGTTGGTTCCGAAAAAATGATGAAGCTGGACAAGCGGATCAATCTGGTGGTGTGCCAATGTTCAAAGGTTCAAGACTGGATTGAACATTTTCAAGACCACTACACCCGGAATTGTGTGTTCGACCTGACCAACCCCAAAACCTTCAAATGGTTCTTTGAACAGGTTCAGCATGAAGTTCCAACCCTGATGATTGGCGTGATCAACTACGAACTGACCTTCAGGCGGAATGTGCTGAAAACCCTGACCGGCTTCACGCTGATGTTGGATGAAAGTTCCCTGATCCAGAACGAGAACGCCAAACGGTCAAAGTTCATTCTTGGGCTGAAACCGGATAATGTGATCCTTCTGTCAGGCACCCCCACGGGCGGCAAGTATGAAAACCTTTGGAGCCAATGCCAACTGTTGGGGTGGAAGATTTCAAAGGAACTGTTCTGGAAGCAGTACATTCAAACGGAATGGGTGGAAACCGATGGTTTTTGGCGAAAGCAGATTACCGGCTATAAGAATGTTGACCGGCTGAAGATGAAGCTGGCCGAACATGGGGCCGTTTTCATGACCACCGAACAGGCCGGGATCAGCCTTCCAAAACGGAACTGGATCAAGGTCAAAACCCGCCCTTCACCCCTTTATTGGAAGTTCTGGAATGATCGTTATGTTGCGATTGACAGCGCCAACCTTGGTGAATTTGAACTGGATGCGGATTTCTACGGTTCCAATGCCCATTGTGAACGGGAATTGATTGGTGATACCAGTTTGACCCGCCGCCTTTATGCCCGTCAGCTTTGCGGCCTATACAACCCGGCCCGTTATGAAGCCTTCCGGGATTTGGTGAACAGTACAGAAGATCGCTTGATTGTGTTCTATAACTTCACGGAAGAAATGGAACGCCTGAAGGGGATTGCCAAGGGCCTGAACCGGCCTGTGTCTGTTCTTTCCGGTGAAGAAAAGAACTTGGATGCTTACCGCTACCAGCACAACAGCATTACCTTCATTCAGTATCAGGCCGGTGCAATGGGCGGCAACTTCCAGCTTGCCAACAAAATCATTTACTTCAGCCTTCCCCAAGGTTCTGAACTGTGGGAGCAATCCCAAAAGCGTATTCACCGCCTTGGGCAAGAACGGCCCTGTTTCTATTACCTGATGATCTGTCCGGGAACGGTTGAAGAAGATATTCTTGGAGCCTTAAAACAGCGCAGAGATTACACGGATGAATTGTTCCGCAAGTATGAAGAAGGTGAAAGACGATGATTGATTTAACCGGAAAACGCTTTGGAAATCTGTTGGTTCTTTCCAGAGCAGAAAGCCCCAACAAACAAGCGGCTTGGCTTTGCCGTTGCGATTGCGGCAATGAAACCGTGGTTCTTGGTTGGAACTTACGATCAGGCCACACGATTTCTTGTGGATGCGTTCACAAAACCGCCTTGAAGAACGGCTTGCGTTCTACCCACGGAATGATTCATTCCCGCCTATATGGGATTTGGGAGGATATGAAAAGCCGCTGTTTCAACCCCAATACTCCGCAATTCAAGTATTACGGTTCCCGTGGAATTGCTGTCTGTGATGAATGGCGCAACAGTTTTCAAGCCTTCCACGATTGGGCCATGTCGCACGGTTATTCCGATGAACTGACCATTGATCGGATAGACAATGACAAAGGCTATTCCCCTGATAACTGCCGATGGGCAACCGCTGAAGAACAAAACCGAAATAGAAGGTGTGTCAAATGAACTATTCAGAAAGTATGAGCAAGCGGCAACAGCGCCGCAAAGCCCTTAACCAGCGGTTCAGGCGGATGTTCCTTGTGGCCCTTCTGATGGGCCTTGCAATGGGGTTTGTATTTGGGCGCTGTTCTGCTGTCAACAGCAAGGCCCCGGATGCCCCCATTGAACCGGATCAGCTTACCGCCGTGATCCCGGATGTGACCTTGGAGCCGGTGGAAACCCCGCTGGTGGAAGAACCCGCCGAACCTGAACCGGTGCTGTTGGGCAGTTTCAGAATTACCGCCTATTGTTCCTGTGAAAAGTGTTGCGGCGAATGGGCCAAGAACCGGCCCAACGGCATTGTGTATGGTGCCGCTGGTGTGGAACTGAAGGCCGGTGTTTCCTGTGCTTCCCCGCTTCCCTTGGGAACCGTGGTGGAAGTGGAAGGCCTGGGTGAATACATCGTTCAGGATCGCCCCGCCCAATGGGTGATTGACAAATACGGTGAAAACCAGATCGACATTTATTTTGACAACCATGAAGCCGCTTCCGCCTTCGGCCTGAAGCAGTTGAATGTTTATCTGAAAGGAGAACCAGAAAAATGATCAAATGTGAAAATGCTTGCCCCCGTGGAAAGTTCGATGGGTGTTGCCACAAATGCCCGGAGTTCCACACTTGCCCTGATTCCTGTCAGGAAAACCCGAACGCCTGTGGTTCGGCCACCTTCGATGAAGAAACGGCCCTTCAGGAGTTCAAAAACACCCAGCTTGCCACCTTGAACGCCATTGCTTCCCTGACCGCCCACAAGAAGGCCATTGAGGATCAGGAAAAGGAAATGAAGGCCAAGCTGTATGAAGCAATGGTGAAGTTCGGCGTGGATAAGTTTGAATCCGATGTTCTGAACCTTACCCTTGTGAAGCCCACCAATGCCACCAGCATTGATTCCGCAAAGCTGAAGAAGAAATACCCGGACATTGCTTCCGAGTGTTCCAAGACCACCGCCAAGGCCGGTTATGTGAAGATCACCCTGAAAGGCGGTGGGCAGTAATGGAAGGTTTGACCCCGAAAGAAGCTGACGCTTGGGCAAGTGAAATGACCCGCATTGTTGGTGGCACCATTCATGAACTGATTGCGGCGGCTGATAAACACAATATTGACCGTGATTCCGCTGTTCAGTATTATTCCGATCTGTTTTCGGCTATGGCAAGTGTGGCAACCTTTGAACATTATGAAATGGACGGTGGGGCCGATGGCAAGGGATGAAGTGTGGGATGCCCTGAAAAATCATGCCAAACAGGTTCATTCAGAACGGGTTGCAAAGAACCCTGACCGGATCGCCTATGCCATTCAGCAGTTTGAAGCCCACGGCATTGAATACCAACTGAAGAATGAGCAAACCGGACATTTCCATTGTTGGCGGAAGTCTGATGATAAACTGTTCCAATTCTACGCTGGAACGGGTAAAATTCAGGGCTTCACCCAAGTCAGAGGTATTCACAGCCTGATTCAGATGTTGGAGGGGTGAGCCGATGGCCGGTGAAAAAAACTTTGAAAATCGCCTGAAGAAATGGCTGGAAGCTGAAGGGATATATCCCTTGGGTGAACCTGTTGACCGCATGAGCGCCCCGCCCTGTGGCTTCTATGAAAAGCGTTGGGGTGGAAGCCGGTATGTGAAAAGCGGCCTTCCCGATATGCGGATCACCGTGAAGGGCATTGCCCTTGAAGTGGAGCTGAAGGCCACCGATGGAACCCCATCTGTGCTTCAGAAGCGTAATTTGGCCCAAATCAACGGTTCACAGGGGTTCGGGTTCATCCTTTACCCGGAAGGCTTTGAAGCCTTCAAGACTATTGTGAAAGGGGTGAAACAATGCGAGTTTCCCACAGCCGGGTTGAAGTCTTTGATAGATGCCCATACAAATACCGCTTGCGATATGTGGAAGGGATAGACACGATCCCGAACACGGACGCAGACAACGCCCTGATCCTTGGCACCGCCCTTCACACCGGCATTGAAGAAGGGGTTGAACAAGCCCTTGACTTCTACAAGAACAGCTTCCCGGTTCTGACGGATGATCACATTCATGAAATGATGAAGTTGGAAGCCATGATCCCCAAGGCAAAGGCCATGTTGCCACCGGGCGGAACCTTTGAACTTCCAATCGGGAACGCTGATTTCATCGGCTTCATGGATTATCTGTGGCCCTGTGGTTGGGATTCCAGAACCGATGAAACCTTGTTTGATCTGTACGATTTCAAGTATTCCAACAACGCCAAGAACTACGCCGTTTCCGGTCAGCTTCATGAATACAAGTATTGGTATGAACTGACCCATCCCGGCCACCGGATCAGGAATATGTATTTCCTGATTGTTCCCAAGGCAAAGATCAGGCAGAAAAGCACCGAAACCCTTTCCCAATTCCGTGACCGCTTGCAAGCGGCCTTGAAAGATGCTGAACCAACGCTGATGCCGGTTCAGTACAACCCCATGAAGATTGTGGACTTCCTGACCGATGTGAAGCACATGGTTGAAGCCACAGACTTTCCCAAGAACCCAAACCATTTTTGTGGATGGTGTGAGTATGAAGAATATTGTCAGAAAGGATGGGATTATATGTTACTTCCCAAGAATGAACGCCGTGACCTGAACGCCACCAAGAAGAAGGTTGTGTGGCTTTACGGCGCACCCTTCAGCGGCAAAACCTTCTTTGCCAATCAGTTCCCCGATCCCCTGATGTTGAACACGGATGGCAACATCAAGTTTGTGGATGCCCCCTATATCGCCATTCGTGACACCGTTACGGTGGAAGGCCGTATCACCAAGCGCAAGTTGGCCTATGAAGTGTTCATGGATGCCGTGGCCGAACTGGAAAAGAAACAGAACGATTTCCGAACCATCGTGGTTGACCTTCTGGAAGATGTTTATGAATCGTGCCGGGTTTACATCTGTGACCGTCAGGGCTGGAAGCATGAATCTGATGATTCCTTCCGTGCGTGGGATATGGTCAGAAGCGAGTTCCTGAACACCCTGAAGCGGCTTGTGAATCTGGACTATGAAAACATCATCCTGATCAGCCATGAGGACAGAAGCCGTGACCTGACCCGCAAGGGCGGCGATAAGATCAGTTCTATCAAGCCGAACCTTCAGGATAAGGTGGCAAACAAGGTGGCCGGTATGGTTGATCTGGTGGCCCGTATCGTGGCGGACGATGATGAACGGGTGCTGTCTTTCAAGACTTCTGAAGTGATCTTCGGCGGTGGCCGTTTGACTGTCCGTGATAAGGAAATCCCGCTGACCTATGATGCTTTCTGTGAAGTCTACGAGGAAGCCAACCAGAAGGCCGCAGGAGCCGTGAAGCGTGGCGGCAATACCCCGGATACCCCCGCACCTGAAACCACCGACACGCCCACCACAGCGCCCAGCAGAAGGGGCAGAAAGGCCAAGACTGAAACCCCGCCCCCGGCTGACAACTATGATCCGGTTGAAGATGCGGCAAAGGCGGCTTGTGGTGATCCTGATACCGTTGCTGAACCGGCCACCGGTGACACCCCGCCTTGGAACGATCTTCCCAAATGCCCGGACGGTGATCGCATTTTCAAACAGCATGACCAGAACCCGGAAATCCCCCTTTGCCCGTCCATTGACGCTGGCCACCGTTGCCACAAGGAAGGCGGCCCCGATGGTTGCCCCCTGTGGGATCGCCCCAAGGCACAGGCAGAGGAAGCCGCACCCAAGATGGATGTGAACCCGCCCCGCCGCACCCGGAAGAAGCGTGAAGAATAATGGCTGATGTGCTGATGATTGCCGGGAAGCCTGAAACCATCTTCAAGGCCCGTGATTTTGAATATCTGGTTGAAAAATACATGGGTTATGAAGCGGCCAAGTATTTCCGGGAATACGCTGAAAAGGCTGATGAAGAAGTCAGATCGGCCAAGGCCGGTGAGAACACAGACCTTGCTTCCTATGAAGCTGACCTTGAAAGCAATCACAGAGCCTTTCAGGACATTCAGACGGAAGCCGCAGTTATCATGGGTGTTCTTCAAGAAAAACGGATAAACCGTGAGAAGATCGCCCATGCAGTCAGGGAAATTGGAAAAATTCTTTCCAACCAAATATAAAAAACAACATTTTTGGAGGTAAAAAACTATGGCTATTGATTTTGACAAGATTGATCGTTCTGTTGATCTGAAGGGCCTTCAGGCTGATGTGGAGGATGCCAAGAAGAACGGCGGCGGTGATTTCCCCACCATTCCCGCTGGCAAGTATGAAGTGAAGCTGGAAAGCATGGAGATCAAAGGCACCAAGGCCGATCCCAACCGCCCCATGCTGGCCGTGTCCTTCAAAATCCTGTCCGGTGAGTTCAAGAACCAGCGCCTTTTTATGAACCGTGTCCTTTACGGCACCAAAAATGACAAGAACATGATCGCTTCCGCTATGGGCTTCCTTGAAAAGCTGGATTCCGGTGTTCCTATCAGCTTCACCAGCTACAAGCAGTTTGCCCAACTTGTTCTTGATGTGGCGGAAGCTATTGATGGAACCTTGGAATATGCGGTGGACTATGATGATTCCCGCTTCAATTCCATCACTGTTGAGGAGGTTTTTGAGGTTGAAAACTGACCGCAGATTTTTTATAATCAAATCGAGCACAAATAGTGCTTGATGCGGTTTTGAACCTTAACTTTCAAGCACAACCTGTGGGGCTTCGGCCCCACAATGACCCCCAAGTGAAAGCCTTCCCGTGGCGGGGCTGATAAGGCGGCAACGCTGACCGATTTCACAAAAGCTGAAAGGATGTGAGTTAATGATCTTCTATGATTTTGAGGTTTTCCGGTATGACTGGCTGGTTGTCCTGATCGACCTGAACGCCCGGAAAGAAACCGTGATTATCAACGATCCCGACAAGCTGAAACGCTTCTATGAGGAACACAAGGGTGTGATTTGGGCCGGTTACAATTCCCAGAACTATGATCAGTACATCCTGAAGGCCATTCTGTGTGGGTTTGATCCAAAGCCTGTGAACGATTGGATCATTGCAGAGGACAAACCCGGTTACAGATATTCAAGCCTGTTCAGGGAATACCCGCTGATCAATTATGATGTGATGCCGAACCCGCCAATCAGCCTGAAGGCGCTGGAAGCGTTTATGGGCCATTCCATCAAAGAAACTTCTGTTCCCTTCGACATTGACCGGCCTTTGACTGAAGCAGAGTTGGCCGAAACAGTCAAGTATTGCCGCCATGATGTGGAACAGACGGTGGAAGTGTGGTTGAGGCGGAAGGAAGATGAATTTGATGCCCAAATGTCACTTGTGAAGGCGTTCCACCTTCCTATTTCCGACATTGGTCGCACCAAGGCCCAGCTTTCCGCCAAAATCCTTGGAGCCGTTCAGCGGGAACACAATGATGAATTTGAAATTGAGTTCCCGCCCAGCTTGCGGATCGAAAAATACACGGAAGTTTTGAACTGGTACAAGAACCCCCTGAACCGTGACTATTCCAAAACCCTTGAATTGGATGTGGCCGGGGTTCCCCATGTGTTCGCTTGGGGTGGCCTTCATGGGGCCATTCCCAAATATCACGGGGAAGGCTGGTTCGTCAATGTGGATGTGGCTTCCTATTACCCGTCTTTGATGCTGGTTTATAAGTGGCTTTCCCGCAATGTCCATGATCCTTCCAAGTATGCGGAAATCTATCACACCCGCCTGAAGCTGAAGGCGGAGAAGAACCCCATGCAACAGCCTTATAAAATCGTCCTGAACAGCACCTATGGCGCTATGAAGGATAAGCACAATGCCATGTATGACCCCCGGCAAGCCAACAATGTTTGTGTGGGCGGTCAGCTTCTTCTTCTGGATTTGATTGAACGGCTGGAAGATCATTGTGAAATCATCCAGAGCAACACGGATGGTATTTTGGTCAAACTTCGCCGGTATGAAGATTTTGAAATGCTGGACGATCTGTGTTGGGAGTGGGAGCAAAGAACCGGGATGCGCCTTGAATTTGATGAATTTCAAAAGGTGTATCAGAAGGATGTGAACAATTACATCATTATTCCTTCCGGGCCGCTTCGTGATGAAAAAGGGAAACCCCGCTGGAAGTGCAAGGGTGCCTATGTCAAAAAGCTGTCTGATCTGGATTATGACCTTCCCATTGTCAACCGGGCCATTGTGAACTATTTCCTTCATGGGATCAGCCCGGAAACAACCATCATGGAATGTTCCGATCTTCGAGATTTTCAGAAGGTTGTGAAGGTGTCCAGCAAGTACAAATACGCCCTTTATTCCCCGGTGATTACGGAAGCCAAGATCAGGGATGAAAAAGGCCGTTCCAAGAAAATCACCCGCTTCAGCGGCGGTGAGGTTCAGACGGATAAAACCTTCCGGGTGTTCGCTTCCAAGGATCAGAGCAAGGGCGGAATCTTCAAGGTTTCCGGGAAAATCGTCAAGGGCCGGGAAAAGAACCCTGAAAAGTTCGGCAACACCCCGGATCATTGTTTCTTCATCAATGATGATGTGACCAATCTTCCTATCCCGGATGAACTGGACAAGCAATATTACATTGATGTTGCTTGGGATCGGTTGAAAGATTTCGGGGTGGAACGATGAACAATAAAACCTTTCGGGGGGGGGAGCGTTGAAGCATGGAACTGTTTAGGGGCTATGTGCCTACCAGAAATAAACAATGCCTTGAAAAGTTCAAAGGCGTTGAAAAACTGAAAACCCGTTCTGAAGTCCAAGACCTTGATGAATACGCCGGTATTCTTGGGGAAGAAACCATTCTGATTGATGTGGACGATGCGGAAACATCTGAACTTTTGTTCAGAATTGTTCAGGATTTAGAACTGAAGTGCAGAGTGTACGCCACCACACGGGGAAAACACTTCTTGTTCAAGAACTGTGGTGTTAAAAAAAGCTGGACGAAATGCACCTTGGCCGTGGGTATCACCACGGATGGAAAGGTTGGAGCCAATAACAGCTATGAAATCTTGAAGTCCGGTGGCGTGGAACGGCCCATTCTGTATGACTTCCCTGAAGGGGAGATTCAGGAACTTCCCAAATGGCTGACCCCGGTGAAAAGCAACTATGATTTTCCGAACCTTGGGGAAGGTGATGGGCGGAACCAAACCCTGTTCAACTACATTCTGACCCTTCAGAGTGACGATTTTACCAAGGAAGAAGCCCGTGAATGTATCAGGCTGATTAACCGTTATGTGCTGAAGAAGCCCCTTTCCGACAAGGAACTTGATGTGATCCTTCGGGATGATGCTTTCAAGAAAACATCCTTCTTCCGGGATAAAACCTTCCTGTTTGATAAGTTCGCCACCTACCTGAAAAACAACAACCATATTGTGAAGATCAATAACCAGCTTCACATTTACAAGGATGGTATCTATGTTTCCGGTGCCGGTGAGATTGAAGGGGCCATGATCAAGCTGATCAGCAACCTGAAACGGGCGTGGCGTTCGGAAGTCCTGTCCTATCTGGAAATCATGATTGAGGAAAACACCAAGGCCACCAACCCGAATATCATTGCTTTCAGCAACGGCCTTTACAATATCCGGGATGGTTCCTTCAAAGAGTTCACCCCGGATGTGGTCATTACAAACAAAATCCCGTGGCCGTACAACCCCGCAGCCCATGATGATCTGTTGGATCATACCCTGAACCGGCTGGCCTGTGATGATCCTGAAGTCCGGGCCTTGCTGGAAGAAATGGTGGGCTATTGTATGTACCGCCGCAATGAACTTGGCAAAGCCTTCATCCTGATTGGCGATAAGAGCAACGGCAAATCCACCTTCCTTCATGTGGTGAAGAACCTTCTTGGGGATCAGAACATTGCTTCCCTTGACCTGAAGGAATTGGGCGATAGGTTCAAAACCGCTGAACTGTTCGGCAAGCTGGCGAACATCGGTGATGATATTGGTGATGAATTTATTGCCAATGCTTCCGTGTTCAAGAAGCTGGTCACGGGTGATCGGGTGAATGTGGAGCGTAAAGGCCAAGATCCATTTGAGTTCAACAATTATTCCAAGTTCCTGTTCAGCGCCAACAACATTCCCCGTATCAAGGATAAAACCGGAGCCGTTCAGCGGCGTTTGGTGATTGTTCCCTTCGATGCCAAGTTCACCCCCAATGATGCTGACTTCCGCCCGTTCATCAAGGATGAACTGTGTGAACAGGGTTCTATGGAATATCTGGCCTTGCTTGGCCTTCAGGGGTTGAAGCGGGTTCTTGGGAACGCACAGTTCACCACTTCCAGCAGAGTTCAGGGGCAGTTGGACGAATATGAGGAAAACAACAACCCCATTATTGGGTTCATCAATGAAGTGGGTGTTGACGGGATTGAAAATGAAGCCACCGATTCCGTGTATCGCCGGTATAAGGAATATTGCATTGCAAACAACTTCCAAGCCCTTTCCAAGATTGAGTTTTCCCGGCAGATCACAAAACGCTGTGGCTTCACAACGGTTCCCAAGTGGATCAGAAACCGGAAAACCCGTGTATTTGTAGAAGAAAGTGAGGAATAACCAATGGATACTAAAATTGAACTGTACCATGATAATTTTCAAAATTTCAAAAGGTACAATATTCCCAAAGCCCAACTTGTCATTGCTGATATTCCCTATAATATCGGGGTTGATGCTTACGCAAGTAATCCTATGTGGTATCAGGGCGGCGACAACAAGAACGGGAAAAGTAAGTTGGCAAAATCCAGCTTCTTTCATACGGATGGCACCTTCAAGATTGCGGAATATATGCACTTCTGCAGCCGCCTTCTTCGGAAGGAACCAAAGGAGAAAGGACAGGCCCCGGCTATGATTGTGTTCTGTGCCTTTGAGCAGATGCAAACCGTCATTGACTACGGGAAGAAATATGGGTTTAAAAAGTCTTACCCGCTGTTCTTTACAAAGAACTATTCCGCCCAAGTTCTGAAGGCCAACATGAAGATTGTTGGTGCCACAGAATTTGCGGTGGTGCTGTATCGGGATAAACTTCCCAAGTTCCGAAACATTGGCCCTGACGGAAACAAGCACATGGTTTTCAACTGGTTCACTTGGGAACGGGACAACCGGAAGGAATATCCCAAAATCCATCCCACCCAAAAACCAGTCGGAGTTCTGAAACGGCTGATTGAGGTTTTCACCGATCCGGGGGATGTGGTCATTGATCCTGTTGCCGGAAGTGGAACAACCCTTCGGGCCGCATACGAATTGGGGCGCAACGCTTACGGTTTTGAAGTTGATAAAAACTTCTACATAGCCGCTATGGAGAAAATGATCCCCGGAAAGAAGGATGGTGCTGAATGACCCACGAATATTCCAAGTTCAAGAACAAAAACATTCCCTATGCCAAGGTTGGGCGGCGGGTGTTCAATAGCCTGTTTGATGCAGAAACCTTTTGCACCGACCACGGCCTTGCTGTCAATTCAGCTATTGAATATCGGGATGATCCTGAATTGAAAAACAACATTCAAACAATCGCCCAATACCAGAAGGCCATTCTTCAGGAATGTTTAGACCGGCTGAAGGCCCGTGCTGAAGCCTTGGTTCAAGAAATCAACCGGTGTAATGCTGATTTGGAAAAGTGCCACCCGCTGGATCGTGGTTTCTTGACGGATCGGCGAAATGAAGCCATTGCAAAGCATACGGGTACGATGGAAGCCCGTGAGATTGTGGCCGGATTAAAAAATAATTTAGAAAGGTTGACTGGTTGGCATGATTAAAGACAGCGGTGAACGCACCGAGTTTGGAACCGGCGCTGTTCGTGATATGCACAGCGGCAAAGGCCGCATGGATTTACTTCCGTGGGAAGCCTTGATAGAGGTTTCCAAACATTGTGAAGAAGGGGCCTTGAAGTATGGTGAACGGAACTGTGAAAAGGGTATTCCCATTCACAGCCTGATTGATTCGGCCTTTCGCCACCTTGCCAAGTACATGATGGGGATGGACGATGAACCCCACCTTCGGGCGGCTTGCTGGAATTGCCTGTTCGCCCTTTACATGGAAATCAAACACCCGGAACTTCAGGATATTCCAGCACGAATGAAGGCCCCGGTTCCCAAAATCAAGGCGGCTTCGGAGCCGTGCCGCCGATGCAAACACCGTGACCGCTTCGGGGATGAATTTCCCTGTGATGAATGTGTTCACAGACAGAACGGCACCGATGATATGTTTTACCCGGCAGATTGTAAGGAGGATGCAGAACAATGAAAATTATCAAGCCTGATGTGCAGTTCATCACCCCGATTGATGGGGCCACCATTCTGAAGCGGCTGGAACAATGTGGCCGTGTCTGCTACAAGTCCGAGGATAAGATCACGGAAGGTTCCGCTGAAAAGTTCGTTGCCGGGATCATCAAGCGTGGACATGAAGCGGTTCTGGAACATTGTTCCTTCACGGTGAAGTTCATTTGTGATCGTGGGGTTTCTCATGAGATCGTCCGCCACCGGATGGCTTCTTACTGTCAGGAATCCACCCGCTATTGTAATTACGGCAAGGGCAAGTTCGGTGAGGAAATCACGGTGATTGAACCTTGCTTCCTTGAACCCGGTTCCAGAGCCTATGACTATTGGCGGGATGCCTGTGAAGGGGTGGAAATTCGCTATTTTGATATGCTGGCGGAAGGATGCACACCGCAAGAAGCCCGTTCGGTTCTTCCCAACAGCCTGAAAACGGAAGTGGTCATGACGGCCAACATTCGTGAATGGCGGCATTTCCTGAAGTTGCGCTGTTCACCCGCCGCACACCCGCAGATGCGGGAAGTGGCCTTGATCCTGTTGGACAAGGTTCATTGGCTGATTCCGGTGTGCTTCGATGATATTTGGAGTGAATACCATGCCGATGTTTAAGAAGTCCGGTGGTAAAATCTTCGCCGTTCAGTTCAACAAAGCTGAAGAACGGGCCTTGGATCAGGAAATCAAGAAACAGATTGTGGAAAATGATCGGGCCTTTGACATGGACAAAGAATCATCCATCCTGTGGATGCTTCACACCCAATTTGGCTTTGGCCCTAAGCGCCTGAAGCTGGCGTGGAAGCTGTTCTATGCCGAAACCCTGAAGCTACGGGAATATTACCTGATGGATCAGGAAGATGATGGGTGGCTGGCCCGTAAAAAGTTGAAGGACATTGGGTGTGACATTGAAGAATGGTACAGAGAAGAAGGAGGGAAAACCGATGCCTAAACCTTGGGAAAATGCTGAAGGGTATCACGATCCGACAGCCTACCACAGCACAAAGAATATCATCCGTGACGAGGATGAACAGCAGAAGCGGGTGAACACCCTGATCTTCGTCCTGAAGTACATCACCCGTTTGGCGGGGTTTGAACTTCTGAACCGCATTGAAATCAAAGACCGTAAGACCGGGAGGGAATACAAATGATCAATTACTATGACCCATATTTTCAGGGTGTCCATGTGATCCGGGTGGTATTGGGTTCGTTGTAGAAAATGTGGGGTTGAAACACCCGGATCAGATATAATAGAAATTGCGGAAAATCAATGGAATAGGCGGGTGAATGACGATGAAGAAAATGCTGGTGGTGCTGGCCCTGACGCTGTTCTTGATGGTGGTGGCCGAGTATTTCAGCATTGATCCTGTTTGGTTCCTGATTGTCTGGTATCTTTCGGACAATATTTCCGCCCGAACAGGTGCTTCTTCAGTAGGGGTTGGAACAGCGTGTGGAACAGGTATGGAATAGATGTTTTTTCTATATCTGTTCCGCACGAAAACCCTTGATTTTCAAGACTTTTTCAGTTGTTTTCAGGGAACGGAACAGATGGAACAGATGTAAATATACTTTCTTCTTATTAAGAAAAAAATATATAAGAAATGTGTATATAAGGAACTGCCCGTTTTATCTGTTCCATGCGTTCCAAAGTCCTGAAACCACTTGATTTTTCAGCATTTATTAACGGTACAGATGCAATGAAAACGGAACAGATCACCGCAGAAAGGATGTGTTACATAGTGAATGACAAAGACCTTTCCCAACAGGCCAAGGATTTTCTGAATCAGATCAGCCGCCTTGATGCCTTGATCAATAGACTTCTGAACAAGGTTACAACAGAGCGTTCCCGGTTGACTTCCATCGGGTGTGAACTGAAACAGGATAAGGTTCAAACTTCAGGCCCCAAGAACAGCCTTGAAGAAACGATCTGCAAAATTGATGAACTTGAACGAACCATCAACGCCCGGATTGATGAACTTGTTGATCTGAAGAACGCTACCCTGAAGGCAATTCAGATCCTTCCTGACTTCGATCAGCAAAATGTTCTGATTGCCCGATACATTGACGGGAAGAAATGGCTTGATATTGCCTTTGACCTTAACTTTTCAATTTCACAGGTTTACAAGATTCACGGGAAGGCCCTGATTTCTTTTTCTGAAAAGAACCCTAACCTTTTATTATCGCTTGAACAGTAGTGTAAAATCCTATTCTTGTGAAAAGTGTGTAGGATTTTATAGTATCAAGCGTGTTATTCTGGAATCGTAAAAATGCACCCCTTATAGGGGTGCATTTCACTTTTTTAGGAAAGGGGTGAATACCTGTGACACCAAGACAGCGGAAGTTCTGTGATGAATACCTGATCAGCGGCAATGCTACGGATGCGGCAATCAAGGCGGGGTATTCGCCCAAGACCGCAAAGCAGACGGGTTCTGAAAACCTTGCAAAACTTGACTTGAAAGCGTACATCGAAACCGAACTTGAAAAACTTCATTCGGCTAAGATCGCTGACGCTGAAGAAGTCATGAAATACCTGACTTCGGTAATGCGGGGTGAACATACTGAAGAAATCCCGATCCTGTGCGGTGACGGTTGCCAAGAGTTGACGCAGAAAGAGGTTGGAGCCAAGGAAAGGTTGAAGGCCGCTGAACTGATCGGCAAGCGTTACGGTATGTTCACGGATAAGGTGGGTGTGGAAGGGGCCGTTCCGGTGATTATCACGGGGGATGATCAACTTGAAGATTAGCCCACAGGCCAAGCGGGTTCACCTTCCTGAAGTGGTTGGCAAGGGTTACGGAACCTTCTGGAACTTCAAAGGCCGTTACCGGGTGTGTAAGGGAAGCCGTGCTTCCAAGAAATCCAAAACAACGGCCCTGAACATCATCAAACGGATGATGCAATACCCTGAAGCCAATACCCTTGTGGTTCGCAAGGTGTTCAGAACCTTGAAAGATTCCTGTTTCACTGAACTGAAATGGGCAATCAACCGCCTTGGGGTTTCAGCCTATTGGGAAATCAAAGAAAGCCCCCTTGAAATGACCTACCTTCCAACCGGTCAGAAGATTTACTTCCGGGGCCTTGATGATCCCCTGAAGGTCACTTCAATTACGGTTGAAATTGGCTATCTGTGCTGGTGCTGGATTGAAGAAGCATACGAAATCATGAATGAAGCTGATTTTGATATGCTGGATGAATCCATCCGTGGTGCTATCCCGGAAGAAACCGGCCTGTTCAAGCAAATCACGCTGATATTCAACCCGTGGAACGAAAAGCATTGGATCAGGAAACGCTTCTTCGGGGAGATCACCGGCAAGGATGCCCAAGGAAACCCCACATACAAGTTTCATGATAGCTGGATCAGCCCGGATGGGCAGATTTACGCCACAACCACCAATTACCTGTGTAATGAATGGCTGGATACGGCGGATTTGAAGGTGTTCAACACCATGAAGGAAAACAACCCCCGCCGCTACAAGGTGGCTGGCCTTGGGGGTTGGGGCATTGTGGATGGCCTGATTTTCGATAATTGGCGGGAAGAAGCCTTTGATTATCTGGCTATTTCCAAGAAGCCTGATGTGAAAAGCGCCTTCGGCCTTGACTTCGGTTATACCAACAATCCAACGGCCCTGTTCTGTGGGCTGGTGAGTGAGAAGGAAAGAACCATTTGGGTGTTTGATGAACTGTATGAAAAGGCCCTGACGAACCGGGCAATCTGTGACCGGATCACCGGCATGGGTTACGGCAAGGAACGGATCAAGGCCGATTGTGCCGAACCCAAGAGCATTGATGAATTGCGGGATGCTGGCCTTCATCGTATCAGAGCCGCCCGGAAGGGCAAGGACAGCGTGAACAATGGAATCCAGTACATCCAGGGTTACACCATCATTGTTCATCCCCGATGCGTGAACTTCATCACCGAGATTTCAAACTACACATGGGCAGAAGATAAGTTCGGGGCCAAGATCAATGTTCCCATTGATGATTTCAACCACCTTATGGACGCTATGCGTTACGGGCTGGAAGATATGTTGGTTGGCCCCGCCTTCAGCTTCGACTAATAACATGATAGTAACAAAACACACGAAAAACGCACGGTTTCCGTGTGTTTGCGTTTATTAAGCAATGAAGAAAGGCGGTAAGTGAATATGTTTCTGGATAACGCTATGGAGCGTATCAACCGCCTGATCCTTCAGGGTGGGCGAAACGGCATGACTGAACTTCAGTTTTACGCCGCTGAAATCCGTGAATGGAAGAACAGCCTGAAGCGCATGGATCAGATCAAAGGCGCTGACTACTATGAAGGCCGTCATGACATTCTGAACCGGAAGCGCACAATCATTGGCGCTGATGGCAAACTTCAGGAAGTGGACAATCTTCCGAACAATCGCCTGATTGATAACCAATATGCCCTGATGGTGGATCAGAAAACCAACTACCTTGTGGGCAAGCCCTTCACGGTGAACTGTCAGAACAAAGCCTATGCGGACGCTTTGAACAATGTGTTCAATAAGCGGTTCCATCGGCTTCTGAAGTATGTTTGTGAAGATGCCTTGAATGGTGGCCTTGGCTGGTTGTTCCCGTTCTATGACAAAAAGGGCAATCTGGCCTTCAAACATTTCCCGGCCTATGAAGTTCTTCCGTTTTGGGCTGACGATGATCACACCATCCTTGATTCTGCTATCCGTCTTTACCCGCAGGAAGTGTGGGATGGATATACCAAGAAAATCATTGAACGGGTTGAACTGTTCAAGACCGATGGCCTTTACCGGTATATCTATGATGGAAGCGAACTGAAGCCTGATGTGGAAGCCGGGGAACATGAAAACTACTTCACCATTGAGGAAGAAGGCAAGGAAACCACCGAACTGAATTGGGAACGGATTCCCCTGATTCCGTTCAAGTATAACAAACAGGAAATCCCCCTGATTCGCCGTGTGAAAACCCTTCAGGACGGAATCAACACCATGATTTCCGACTTTGAAAACAATATGCAAGAGGACGCACGGAACACCATCCTGATCCTGAAGAATTACGATGGTGAAAATCTTGGTGAGTTCCGCCGCAACCTTGCCACCTTCGGAGCCGTGAAGGTTCGTGATGATGGTGATGTTACCACCCTGACGGTGGAAGTCAGTTCCGAGAACTACAAGGCCATTTTGGATGTGTTCAAGAAAGCCCTGATTGAAAATGCCCGTGGCTACGATGCCAAAGATGATCGCCTGTTCGGGAATCCCAATCAGATGAACATTCAATCCATGTATTCTGACATTGACCTTGACGCAAACGGCATGGAAACCGAGTTCCAAGCGGCCTTTGAAGAACTGTTGTGGTTCATCAACAACCACTTCAGCAACACCGGCGTTGGAGATTTCACGGATGATGTGGCGATTGTGTTCAACAGGGATATTCTGATCAATGAATCGGAATCCATTGAAAACTGTTCCAAGTCCGTTGGTATTCTGTCCAATGAAACCATTGTGGAACAGCACCCGTGGGTTACGGATGTTGAAGCAGAAATGGCCCGGTTGCAGAAGGAAAAGGAAGAAGCTATGGCACAGGCACAGGAATACGCCGGGGCCTTCCAGACCGGCAACCCGAACCAAGGTGATAATGGTGGGGGCGAATAACCCCCGCCGTTTCACAATATACGCCGGAGCAGACATTGAGTGTGGCGGGGTGCTATTACTCCTACCCGCCAAAGGGTGAAATTCCCTTCCCCGGCCCATCATGGCCCGTTAGTCAAGTGGTTAAGACACCGCCCTTTCACGGCGGTAACGCCGGTTCGATCCCGGCACGGGCTACCATGCTTCCCTGTTGGACTTGGCTGAAAATGCTTGCGGGGCCTTCAGCCCTGATGGGGAAGTCTTATTTGCTGAAGTGGATGGAATAGGCAGACACGGCGGATTCAAAATCCGTTGCCGCAAGGCGTGTGGGTTCAAATCCCACCTTCAGCACCATTTTTCAGGATTGGAGGAACGGCCCATGAGAAATGCGGATTATTGGCGTGGGCGGTTTTCCATCTTGGAGGACAGCGCCCACAGAGAAGCCCAAAAGACTATTCAGGGCATGGAAGAATTGTATTTGGATGCACAGCGTTCCGTTCAGAAGGAAATTGAAAGCTGGTATGCCCGTTTTGCGGTGAACAACCAAATCAGCCTGACCGATGCCCGGAAATGGCTGACCGCTGGACAGCTTGAAGAATTTCATTGGAGTGTTGAACAGTATATCAAGATCGGTGAACAGGCCGGGTTGGATGCGGCATGGTTGAAGAAGCTGGAAAATGCGTCCGCCCGGTTCCACATTTCCCGCCTTGAAGCTGTCCAGACAGGTATTCAACAACAGCTTGAATTGCTATATGGCAATCAGGTTGATAGTCTGGATGCCCTGTTGAAGAAGGTTGTGGGCAATGGCTACACCCACACGGCTTTTGAGGTTCAGAAGGGTGTGGGCCTTGGCTGGGATATTACCGGGCTGGATCAGAAGAAACTTGAAACATTGCTTTCAAAGCCTTGGACAACGGACGGGCGAACCTTCCGGGATCGCTGTTGGTTGAACAAGAATGATCTGGTGGGTTCGGTTAGCAAGAGCCTGACGCAAGGGCTTCTTCGGGGTGATTCCCCGGCCAAGATCACCACGGCTATTCAGAAGCAGTTCGGGGTTCATCGGTATAAGGCGGGGCGATTGGTCAACACCGAAACCACCTATTTCAACGCTGTTGCCACCAAGGAATGTTACAAGGATTTGGATGTTGAAATGGTGGAAATCATTGAAACGCTGGATTCCCATACCTGTTCCATTTGTGGTGGGCTTGATGGTACGGTGATCCCCATTTCCCAATATGAACCCGGCGTGACTGTGCCGCCGTTCCATCCCAACTGTCGAGGAACTACGG